GGATGCGGCTTGGCTGCGGCAGATGATCGCCGCAGTCAAGCCTGCGGGCGTGGCGAACTTCAACATCCACTTCAAGAACGGGCAATACAATCGCGGTCGCGCCTACACCACCGGCTGTTCTTACGGCCCGACAGTCGGGCCGTTGGTAGTGGTGGCGCTGCGTCCGAACATGACCCGCGATCAGTTCCCGTATTGCGTTGCGCAGGGGCGCGGCTACTTGGGCATTGAAACTTATTCGATGAAAGAAATTGCGCTTGAAATAACCGCGCACGAACTGCGGCACCTGTGGCAGAGGAAAGTCCCTCGCGGCTGGCGCGTCTGGGGCGCGAAGGGCCAGTACTCCGAACGGGACGCGGACGCCTACGCGCTGCGCATGCTGCGGCGCTACCGGCGCGGGGAACTGGGCTGCTGACATCAGCAGTCGCGGTCGGGGGTCGGCTTGCGCCGATCCTTGACCCGCGCCAGTGCGCGCTCCCATACCGCATCGCGCAGCGGCGGTTCGACACCGGGGAACACGCGACGGCGGCACGCTTCCAACACCGGCACCACGTCGTCGCGGTCGATCTCGGCCACGGTCGTCGCGCTGTTCTTGGTGCTGAAGCGCACGGTGATCATTCGTCGTCGTCGCCGGGTTGACGATAGCGCCGTACTTCGTGGTTCCTGTTCTGCAACGGCGTGTAGTATCGTCCTGTCACGCGGTCGTAGGATAACGTGACTTCGCCCGGACGGCCGACGTTCTTGAATCGAACTTTCTGCACGTAGATTTTTACTTCCTGCGAATTCGCATCCGGATTCGTGTCGCGCCAGACCGTGATGCAGTTGTCGCTTTTGTTGTACCAGTGCGATGAACCCGATACGTCATACGGCGTCGGCACCGGCCGCTTGCCGTCCTTGTCGCGGTGCATGATGCGTGGATGCGCGACCATGAAGATGTGCACATTCCATTCGCGTGCGAACTGCCGGACGTAGGCCAGCGTTTCGCTGATGTATTCCGTTTCGCTCTGGTTCGATGGCCGCCTGTGTTCCAGTTCGTTCCACGGATCGATCACGATCCCGTACTTCTGGACTTCGCCAGCGCGCTTGTCGTGTTCGTTAATGAAGCGCGATGACGCTTCGATGATGGTGCGGATGTTCGGCACCTGCAATTCGGGATGCGGCTTGATGAAGCGGAAGTGTGAATCCATCCACGCAATAGCGCCGGCCATTTCGTCAGACCCGATGCGTTCGTTCGGGCCGTGGCCGAACGGCTTGCGCAACAATTTTTCCAGCAGCTTCGCAACGTGAATCTGGTGCGGTTGATTTTCGGGGCTGAAGATCGCGAACACCCATCCGTCGTTTATCGCAAGGTTCATCATCAACGCGTCTAGGAACTCGCTGTTATGCGTAGGAATAAAAGACTTCGATACGAGATATTGATGGCTCTTAGAATCTACAGCTATACAGCGAACCGGGACGCTTGCGACACGCTCTACAGCTATAATCTTACGGTGGCGATATGTTTTGCTGTTCAAATTAAGCCGTGCAAGTTTCCTTGAAAGCCGGAATACTGGCATCAGAGCCGCGAAGATAACGCGATATTTAGGGCCAATATAACGCCCCGCAATTGTCGCCCTTCCGACGCGCACGTTGGCGCGCATACCTAGCGATCTAACTAACTCCACAAAATCATCGACAAGTCTGCGATTAACGCTTGTGAATTCGCAATCACCCACTTTACTGGCGTATCCATCCGTATCCATTAAACCCTGAAGCAAGGCCAGACGTTGGGCCGCAGATGCGCGAAGGTATGGTGTTGGTATGTGTTTATTTTCTAAAACACCAACTAACCTCAATCGACCAATTAATCGCGGCAACCCGTACGAATATTTCCCTGATGGCCACTTCACTGGGGCCGTGCCATCCGCCGTCAATTCGCTGATGATTTGATCATCGGCGCATGTAAGTCCTCCGTAGTAACTGCTGCCATCACCAAGCCAAACTCCAAGCGTATAGGGTGGTATCGGCAATGCGATGTTTTGCTGTGGCTCAATAGCCCCACACATTGCGACGGCGTGATTCAAGCGCCCCCTTACGTGCATAGTGGATGCGATTTGTTCTGTCGTCACCACCGATGGATATGTGCGCTTCCACGTCTGGTCCGTTCCCTTCGGTAATATAGTTTTCCGCTCTCCGCGTTTCTGTCTAGTGTTGTTGGCGCTGGCCCGTGCAGCTTCGGATCGCGTCACCCATTGATGTTCTGCATCAGAAACAATTGTTTCGCCGCCGGTAAACGTTACGCGATAACACGGCCTTCCGTGGAGAACGTCGAACGCGTGAACGATGTTGCAAACAGCACCAGACTCATCGAATACTTGGTCACCAGCACGAAGCTCCCCCATCGTCGTCCAGCCGGCAGGTGTAGGCACTGGTGTATCAAGCGCCAGCGCTTTCCCATGTCCGGGGATTCCAGAAATCAACGTCCACTGGCCGCGCAGCACGGTGTAGTGTTCGTCCAGCACCGGCCAGCCGGAAGAATCACCACGCGGTAGACCGTGCTTGTGATACGCGGTCAGTTCTTCAGCCAAGTCCAGCGGACTGATGCACTGGGTTTGAAATTCCGGTTTTTCGGCGACGGCGATTTTCATAACGGGAACGCCTGCTTGGTAGATTTCGGCAATTCATCTTGCCAGCGTTTTTTGTTCAACCATGTTGCCGCATGAGGAATGTATTGACCGTTTTCCTTATTCCAATCTGGCAACTTTTTCGCCCGATCAAGCGCAGATGTAATTTTTTCAAATAAACCGTTTTGAAATTTTATTTTCTTCCATGCCTTCCGCGCATCGTCCTTCGCAACCTTTTTGGGATATGCCGCCCAAAAAACATCGAAGGAATGTGACACCTCATCCGCGTCAGCGGATGACGGTATATCGGTTCCGGTTCCGGTTCCGGTTCCGGGTAGAAGTGTAAGCGGCCCGCTTACATCTGTATGCATTTGTGTAGGATCGGGGCATCTACTGTGCTGACTTCGGGCCTTGTTTTCCCATTTCATGAACTGAAGATAAGGTTTTCCGCCGACGGTGTATGTCACGATTAAACCTGCGGATTCAAGCTCTTTCATCCATGCCGCACATGTGTCCGCAGTTGCGCGCAGACGTATAGGGAAGCACTGTGACTTGACCAGCAGCGGCCTCGCATCCATCCGCCCGAAGTCGTCAACACTGACCAAAAGGCGGTAATACAGGATTTCGGCATCGCACGACAATGATTCGATGCGTTCTGAATCGCGAATCCCCGGCTTCAAGTATCGGGTCGGCATCGCGCTATAACCCCCGTTTTTTTTCCATGCTGACGATTTTCTTCGGGCTGCGCTGCGCGATAAGCGAAGTCAACCGCAGCCACAGGGTGCGGTAGCGGCGCGCATTCTTTTCGTGGAGGCAGGCGTCGAGCGCTTTTCTGATTTCGCGCTCTAACCGGGCGTCGGCAAGATCAGTCATGCGGCACCGGCGGCCAGTGAAGGCGGGCGTCCGTTGAAGCGTAGATTTTCATGTGCAGCCCCTTCGCAGCTTAAAAGGTGTCCGAACTACGCCTCACCCCGCGAAGGACGAGGCTTGCTTGCTTTCGGCTCGTGTGGAGCGACCACAACGCAGACCGGACAGGATTGAAAGTCTACAACCGCAAAATCAGATGTGCAACTTTTTCTTCAGGCTAGGGGTGGAGCGGCGACGTGGGGCCAAACTCATGGCCTTGCGATTTCCTGTTCGCTGGGGATTTCGTGGAGGTGAAAGCAGTTCGGGTGCACGTTCACGTATTCGCTGGGCGGCGGCAGTATCATCGCTATGGTGATGTTCAGCGGCAGGAACTTGTAGCGTGCGTCCCTGATTTCGTCCCACGTGGGATAGCGTGACTTGTGCGATATCGACAGGTGCCAGCGGGCGCGATCCAGCCCGCGTTCCACCGTCGGGTCTAGCGTGGCGATCACGACGCATTCGCCAAAGGTGTATGCGTTCATCGTTTTATTTCCACAACCTTTTCCTGTTGCGGGGCCGGCAGCATTTTCTTTTCCTTGGCGGTTTCCAGAACGGTCTTTCCGGTTGGCAGCAATATCTGCCCAAGGAATGCGCCTTCAATCGACAGGATGCCGGTTTCGACCGCCGTAATCTGGCCCTTTATCCAGTCGCGAAGAATGGAATAGACCGCTACTGCCGCGATCTGCTTGGCCTTGCGTTCGTGTTCGACCTTGGTGACCCGCGTCCACGCATTGAAGGGGTGTTCCTTCAGCCACGCCGCAGCGTAGCCGTTGATGCTGGCCTTGATGCTGATCGGCAAGCCGGCCTTTTCGAATTGCACGATCAGTTCGCCGTGTTCGTAATCCATCATGTGGCCAAATTTCTGGCAGCCGAAACGGCGCAGTATTTTTTCCACGTCGGCCATTGCGTTCGCGCCGCTGGTGGCCGTTTGGTATGGCAGGCTCATTTTTCATCCTTCAGAAAATGTTCCCAGTTCAGCGTTAGTTTCCCCGTCCACTTGACCAGACGTTGCCGCAGGATGTCTCTGGCCCACGGTGAATTCGGTTTCGTCGCCATAGCGACCAGCACCGCTTCTAGGTCAGCGGCGCGTTCCTGTACCTGCTGGAACGCCCGCGCTGCGCCGTCAGCGGCAGCTTGGGCAACGAAGGGCGCGACGCTTGGCTGTAGCGCGCAGTAGTCGGCAATCGACTGAAGAAATTTCCGATCTTGTTCGTCCATGTTATTTCCCTATCCTGCTTCGATCTGATCCGCCGCCTTGCGCAGCCACGCGGCGAAGGCCCGGCGGGACTTGTAGCGACACACAAGTCGTATAGAGCCGTTGATCCCCATATGTGGTTTTGCCGGCAGGTTGATCCAGACGCACAGCGTTCCAAATATGCTGGGGGCCACAGCGAAGGCCATGCCGCTTCTGTGTTTCGCCAGCACGATTTCGTCAACCGGTTCTTTCATGTTCATCCTTCATCGCCGCGTTCTGAATCGACTGGTAGTAGAAGTGATGCAGGAAGCCCAGCGGTATTTCACCACGGCCTTGGTATAGCATCTGCCACGCCCAAATGGCGCGGCCGGAACGCCCGTTGCCGTCGGTGAACGGGTGCAGGTGTTCGTATCGCACGTGCGCGGCGAATGGCGACAGGTCACCACGTTCTATTCCCGGCAACGGCGCGACCAGCCGCGCACGAATATCTTTCCCGCCACGCGGCTACTGCCGAGGATCGCGAACACGCGCTGGCGACTGATGCCGTACTTGTCGGCGACCTGTTGCAGCGTCATTCCTTTTTTTCGCATTTCGCGCATGCGGTCGCGACGCACTTTGGCCTTGCGTTTTTCACTGGCGTTGAAATGGTTCAGTTCGTGTTTCATGGATAGCCTTTCGGTTGTAATGGTGGGTGGACTATACCAGCCGGAAATGGGGCCGTAAACCCCCGCAACAGCGCCGCGCCGGTCGCCGCGATGCAGTCTGGAAATACTGCACGAAGCCGATGCGCGCCACCGGTCGGGATCGCACGAAGACCTGACCGATCATCACGGTTCACGGCTAGATGGCAAGCTGAACAAGACGTGCCGCCTGACCAGCGCCCTTGTTTTGGCGCACACGAAGCGCATTGACGAAGTGTTCGGCAAGGGGTCGGCCAAGCTGGCGGCGGAACTGAAGAAGACCGTCATCGTGTAGATAGGTTGACATCGCCAATATACCGGCCGATAATGTAAACCGCATAACCTTTTCATTTAGTCAGGATCGACGCATGCAAAGGATATAAGCCATGATCGACCGCACCAAACGCATCGGCGGCAGCGACGTGGGGCCGATCCTCGGCCTGTCGCCGTGGCGCACGCCGTTGCAAGTCTGGCTGGAAAAGACCGGGCAATCCGATCCGACGCCACCCGACGCGCAACGCGAAAAGCTGTTCCGGCGCGGCCGCCTGATGGAACCCGTGGTCATCGACATGCTGTCGGAAGAATACGGCGTGAAGATCACCAAGCGCAGTCCGCGTTCCGCGCCGAACTACTACACGGACAGTGAACACGCTTTTCTGGTTGCCGAAATCGACTTCGAATGGGAAGTCACGCCGGAAGTGCGCGCTGTCTTTCCCGACAAGATTCCGGAAGCGTTGCTGGGAACGATACAGTCGGGCGAAGTGAAAACGACATCGCCGTGGGGCGCGGCCGTATATGGCGACGAAGGCACCGATGAAATTCCAATCTATTACGCTGCTCAGGCGATGGCGGGCCTCATGGTGAGCGGTCGGCAACTGACGCTGTTCCCCGTGCTGGTCGGTTCCGATAATCTGCTGATCTACTGGGTGTGGCGCGACGAAGAAACCATCGCTGGCATGCGCCAGCGGCTGGTGCATTTCTGGCTGGAAAACGTGCTGAAGAAAATCCCGCCGCCGCCGATAGACCTTCCCGATATTTATCGCATGTTCAAGCGGCGCGCCGCGACCAAAGTGCCCGCCACGCCGCAAGTGGAAGCGATGATCCAGTCGCTGCGCGTGCTGACTGACCGCAAGAACACCACGGAAGAAGGCATCAACGCGCTGCAATTCGAACTCGGCAGCTTCCTGCTGGGCGCGGAAGCGATGGACAAGCCGGAAAAAGAAGACAAGGGCCGCCACATCATCACCATCGGCAACGAACCAGCGCTGACGGTGCGGTTCAACGAACAGAATCGCGTCGATGCCGATGTGTTGAAAGCGCAGTTTCCCGATGTGGCCGCAAAGTGCATGAAGAAGGCGCAGTTCTATAGCTTTAATCTTAAACGAGGAAAATCATGACTGAACCAAAAGTAATAGATGTGGCAACGATGCCCACGCAGACGCGCCACGAGCGCATCGTGGTGCAGAACGATATCCCGGTGCTGGACACCGGCCTGTTCGAACAGATGCAGCGCATCGCCAAGGTGATGGCGAACAGCAATCTGGTTCCGGAACACTTGAACCGCACCGTGAAGTCTGGCGGACAGGTCACGCTCCTGTCGCCAGAGGAAGCGCTGGCGAATTGTTTTCTGGTGGTCAATCAATCGGTGCGTTGGAAATGTGATCCATTCGCAGTGGCGCAGCACGTTTTCGTCACCAAGGGCCGCGTCGGCTACGAAGGCAAGCTGGTTGCCGCCGTTGTGAATTCGCACCCCAATCTGGCCGAACGGCTGTCCTACGAATTCCATGGGACGCCTGGCACGCCGGATCGCAAGGTGGTGGTGTCCGGCCGCGTCAAGGGCGACACGCAGGCGCGCACGGTGGAAGGCACCGTGAAGCAGTGGGCCACCGCCAACGATTCGTGGAAGAACATCCCCGACCAGATGCTGACCTACCGGGGGGCGCGGGAATGGGCGCGGCGCTGGATGCCGGAAGCGGTGCTGGGGGTCTACGCGGATGAAGAAATCCAGCAGGTCATCGAGCACGACATCACGCCAGCAGCCACGCCACAGCAGCCGGAACGGTCGGCTGGTGTGTCCCTTCGTGCAGCGGTCGCGCAGCCCCACAGCGCCCCGTCTGGCCAGCCTGTGGCGATGCCGGAAGCCGACCCTATCCCCGAAACCGGCCAACCGGCCCCGGACCCCGTGGTGCAGCGCACCACGGCCAAGGAACCGGGCACCCCACGGCTGCGCAAGGTGTATCTCGGCAAGCTGGAAGCGTCCACCGATCTGGACACCCTTGCCCTGATCTACGACGAAGTGGTGAGCCTGTATGACTGGCCGGAAGCTGACGCCAACGCGCTGGCCGACGCTTACAACGCGAAGCTGTCGGCGGCGAAGTGACCCCGATCTACTTCCTGCTGGATGCACCGGGCAAGGTGCCGGTGCTGATCGACCTGATCAAGCGCAGCGCAGGCGCGGTGCGCGAACACCCGCTGGAAGTCGTCATCCGCCGTCCGCGTAAGGAAAAATCCGCCAGCCAGCGCGGGCTGTGGCACGCGATGCTGGCCGACATGGCGAAGGAAATGGGGTACACGCCGGCCGAAATGAAGCAGGTGGTGAAGGCGGAATACTACGGCACCACGCGCATCAAGCTAGCGAGCGGCCACGTGGTCGAAGTGGTGCCGTCCAGTGAAGAAGAAGATCGTGAAGGCTACGGCAGGCTGATTGATTTCACGCTGCGCCTAGCGGCAGAAAACGGAATTATCCTGCAAGACCGCCGTTCAACTTATGGAGAACACGATGTCCAAAACCCGGCTGTATGAAGTGAAGACGACGCAAGAAGACAAGATTTATCTGGTCGAAGCCACCAGTGGCGCGGCCGCGTGGCGCTACGTCGCGGAAAAACTGGTCAGCATCGAAGTGACGATGGCCGACGGCAAGCGCGTGGCGGAACTGGTCACGTCCGGCGTCAAGGTCGAAAACGCCGCCAGCTAACAGATCAACGTAGCCGGGCGCTTGCCGCCCTGTCGCTCGATTCGCTCTCCTGTGCTGGGTGGCGGGCGTTCCGGCTACACCTTACAAGGAAACCGCAATGGCGCTGCTTGGAATCATCCTGCTGGTGCTGTGCTTGTTGTTCCTCATTGTGATTATTTTGCGTGGGGAA